GCGGCCAAGCCGACAATCGACGGCGGCGGGCGCATGATCATGCTATCCACGTCGGACAAGAGCGCGCCAGCGTCGCGCTTCAAGGCGACGTACCGGGCAGCGAAAGCCGGGCTGAATAGCTGGCGCTCTTTGTTCCTGTCGTGGCGCGCCAGACCTGACAGAACCGATACGTGGTACGCCGAACAAGAGCGCGACAGCGTTGCCAACACCGGGGCAATCGATGACCTGTATCAGGAGTACCCCGACACTGACACGCAGGCGCTCGCACCCCGGTCGCTCGACAAGCGCATCCCGTCAGTGTGGCTGGAAGCCTGCTACGTCGAAGCGCCGCCGATTGCACCAGCCGGCGCGCCGATGCTGCCCGGCTTGACGATGTACGCCAAGCCTGAGATGGGCAGGGCTTATGTGATTGGCGCTGACCCGGCGGAAGGGAATCCGAACAGCGATGAATCATCGGCGACGGTGTTGGAATTTGAGACGGGCGAAGAGGTAGCCAGCCTGTCAGGTCGCTACGAGATTGACGTGTTTGCCGGGTACGTCGAACAACTCGCCATCTACTACAACTGGGCGGCGGTGCTACCTGAGCGCAACAATCACGGCCATGCGTTCATTCTGTGGTTTCAGCAGAGCAGCCGGATTCCGCTGTTGGACGGCAACGACAAGCCGGCAAAGAGCCGGCAACCAAAGCCGGGTTGGTTGTCGAATCGACTTGGCAAGGCGCTGATGTACAGCCAGATTGCAGAATCGATGCGCGACGGCAACATGCGGCTGCACAGCTTCGAGACCTACATGCAACTGGCAAGCATCGAAGGCGCTACACTCCGAGCGCCGGAAGGACAGCACGACGATAGAGCGACGAGCGCGGCGCTTGCAGACTGCGCACGGGTACAGTTGGTCAAATCCAGGAAAGTAGCAGGTGTGATATGAGTTACAGCAACGTGGCGGTTTTGTCGGCAATCAACAGCCTTCTCTCTGACAGGTATCAGGCGGCTGGCGCGCAGACATTCGACGGCAAGCGCGACGTGTACGCGTCGGCGGGCTATCCAGACGCGATTACGCTGACGGACTATCGACGCCAGCACGAACGGCAAGACATGGCAAAGCGCATTGTCGAAATCTTTGTGGACTACACGTGGAAGGGCGACACGTGGTTGCAGGACACGGAGGGCGTAGCTGACAGCCCCTTCGAGGCTGCTTGGCAGACGCTGGTTTCGGCACGCGCCGCCGACGATGGCGACACGGTGCCGGGTATCCTGCACTACCTGACGCGCGCCGACATCGTGGCGGGCATCGGGCGCTACGCCGTGATGCTCTTGGGCGTCAACGACGGCAAGGCGCTGTCCGAGCCGCTGGAAGCGGGCACGCTCAAGACGCCCGACGACCTGCTGTACCTGTCAATTTTTGCCGAGGATGCGGCGGGCATCGCTGCGTGGGATAGGGACACCGGGTCAAGGCGCTACGGCAAGCCGATGGCGTACAACTTGACTACGCTGTGCGGCGACGAAAAGAAGATCGAGCCGGTGCACTGGTCGCGCTGCATCCACATCGCTGACGGTGCGCTGACCAACGATACGTTTGGCACGCCGCGCTTACAGGCGGTGTACAACCGCCTGCTCGACATCGAGAAGGTGTTGGCGGCGACAGGTGAAGGCGGCTGGCGCATCATGAACCCAAGCGTCATCTTCTCGACGCGTGAGGGGTACGAGTTGCCGCGCCCTGACGCGCGTATGCCTGCGGACATGCGGCAGAAGATGGAGGACGCCCGCGACGAACAGCAAGCGCAGATTGACGAACTGGTGCACGGTCTGCGGCGGGCGCTGGCGCTGGAAGGGTTAGAACCGCACTGGCAGGACACGGAGATGCAAGACCCGTCAGGCGCGATCGACGTGTATCTCAAGATGATTTCGGCGGGGACGGGCATCCCGCTGCGCATCCTGACAGGCAGTGAGCGGGGAGAGTTGGGAAGCTCGCAGGACGAAGCGAACTGGGCAAGCGTCATCGAAGCACGGCGCACGAGGCACGCCGAACCGCTGATACTGCGTCCGCTGGTCAATCGCCTGTTGTGGGCGGGTGCGTTGCCGCAAGCGCATGGCGGCGTCTACGCTGCGAACTGGTCGGTCGTGCAGTTGCCGAATCCCAACGAAGCGGCGCAGCGTGCGGACACCTACGCCAGCGCCTTGCAGAAGGTCGGCGTGCAGGTTGACGGCAAGGCATTTGTCGAGACGTTCGTGCCGGACTTGCCCGAAAGCGCTGTGCTCGAAGCTGTGACGCCGGAAGTGCCGGAGACGCCGGACATGCCGGAAGGGGAGGAGGTGCAGGCGAAAGCCGACTTTTTTCGGCGCTGGCACGTTTACCCATAACGCGATGTTCTTGCAGCTTGACCCCGGCAACCCGGACGCCGAAGCGGACATCATCGCACGGCTGGCGGATGAGTACCAGGGCGACGTAGATGCGTCGTTGCGTCGGACGGCGCAGCAGGTGGTAGCAAGACTCGATCCGGTTGCGCTGGAGAACATCGAAGAATTGATCCCGACAGAGGCCGACGACTTGCGGGAGGCACTGGAGCGCCTGCTGTCGGCGTCGGCTGGAAGGGGCGTGCGTGCGGTGACTGACAAGCTGAACCAAATCGCCATCGGCGTTGACTGGCAGTTGGCGAACGAGGAGGCGCGGGCGTGGGCGGCGCAGTACAGCTACGACTTGGTGCGCCTGCTCGACGACAACAGCCGGGCGATGCTGCAACGGGCGGTGGCGCGGTGGGTGGAAAGTGGCGAACCGCTGGACGCGCTGATTGACGATGTGGCGCTCATCTTCGGCACGGAACGGGCAAAGCTGATCGCCGTGACAGAAGCGACCAGGGCATACGCCGAGGGGAGCTTCACGACTTATGAACAGGCGGGCTTCAATCGCCGCCCGCCCGAAGCGGACAGACCGCCCGCGCATCCTGGCTGCCGGTGTTGGGTGTCGCTGAGTGAAAGCGATCCGGGCGTCTGGGAGTACGTCTGGCTGACGGCGGTAGGCGAACGTGTGTGCCCGATTTGTGCGCCGAGGCACATGACATCGATAGGCTTTGCGGGGAGACGGTAGGCATGGAACTGATTATTGAGACGGACGCCGACCAGGTAGCGGAGACGTTGGCGCGGCGCGGGCTGGACATCCTCCAAGTGTTGGGTGGGCCGCTGGATCGGGGTGCATTCCGCGTCGAAGGGGGCATGAAAGTATATCCGCCGCCGCCGTCCGGCTCCACGTATGTGCGCACGGGCACGCTTGGCAGGCGCTGGACGACGAAGCCGATTCGTGAAGCGAACACGGTAGGGCGGGAGATTGGGAACAATACCGACTATGGGCCGGTCGTGCAGAGCGAAGAACTTCAGGCGTACACGCATCGGGGGCGATGGCAGACGGACGCCGACGTGTTGCGGCGTGAGACGCCGGCCATTGTGCGCGATGTGGACGAGGCGCTGCGTGATGCGGTGGGAGGGTGGTGAAGGATGGGTCTGCGAGTTCCGCCTGTGCCTGTAGTGCAGGAAATCAAAATTACGTGTGCCTACTGTGGCCGGGTGCGTGCCGCCGATGACTCGGAGTGCCCAGGGTGTGGCGCTACCGTCGTCGTTTCCTCTTGCGTGGCCGCACGCCGAGCAGGTTGGCGGCCAGTCCGCCCAGTCCGCTGGCGCCTACCGGTGCGCCCCAGGTAGTGCGGGGTGCAACCGGCCTGGCGTTTGGTCCTTCGATGACAGCATAGCCTGCGCCGCGCAGTAGCGCAACCGCCCACTTTGCTTGTGCGGACGCACCATGCAGTAGCGGCGATCTGGATTGCTCGCCATGTCGTAACCCCACGTTTTGACGCCGTACTCCATGAGCAGCCGTGCGGCAGGAGAGCCTGCGCTTGCCAGCCAGCCGATGCGCACGCCGCCACCGTTGGTGATGGTGCATAGAATGTCATCGAGGAGGAGGATTGGGTTGAGTCTCATCGTGGTCAATTCAGCCTTTCAATTTCATCGCCGCTCACGCGGATAATCTGCTCTTGAGCATCGATCCAAATTGTTGCGGCGTCTTGCCCATTTCCAACTTGAGACCGGTAGCTCCACGATACCCCCGGCGACAATTTAATCAGCGTCGCCGCGTGGTGTTGGATAACGCTGTGGTACGAATCTTCCCACAGCGGGGCTTCGTACAGCGCCCTGGCCGTGCGCAATGGAAACTGCGAGATGTGAACGCGTGTTGGCTTCGGCGTCATGTCGAGCAGCGTCTCCTGCGCAATCACGCCGCGCATTGCCTCTGGCGCTTGCTCTCGCCATATCCACAGCGTCTTGATACCGTCGATCTGCCATTCCTTTAGCAGTGTGCGCCCATGTCGATTTTGCATGTCGGTCAATTCCCCAAAGAGACGACGACAGTAATCCAAAGACAGGCGCGCTTCTTGCCCCTCGAATAGCTCACGATTCACTGACGCCCAAGCCGCGCCCCCAGGCCGTAGGTTGGCGTTTGTCCAGGTCAGAAGCTCAGCGGTCAGCGGGTCGGTTTTCGCCCAGTATTTGGCCGTGCGGTCGTTGAAGACCAGCGGGCACGACCAACACCCGTAACGCAAATCGCCGTCCGGCCCGTAGATGGCGCGCAGCCGGCTGTTGTCTAGCCCGTAGGAGGGCGCAATCAGTTGCAGGAAGTCCCACACGGCGCAGGTGCGCCAGTTGACAACGGGCAGCATGGTCGGAAACTTGCTCTTGACGCGCGCCATCGCATCCGGCCCGCATTCGCCGCCCATCGTGCAGGACAGATACTCATCGCGCCGTGCGCTCTCGCCATACCGTGCGCCGACCATCAAGAGTGCGTCGTTCAGGTTGAGGGCGTTGCGCATCTTGCGCGCCGGCTGAATCTTGAGCTGGTCAGTACACCAACGCATCGCCTTCGTCGGAGGGGCGTAGCCGTACCCTAGTAGGCGCACCCAGAAGTCAGACTGCAACACCGGCGCTACTTTCACGTATCGCGCCTTGACGCCGAGCGACTCCCACGCCGCTACCAGCGTCTGCGCCTTGTCGTCTACTTCTTCAAGGAACTGGTGAAACTCCATCTGCGTATCGGCAAACAGAATCGTGGCCGTCGCCGGCGCCTGCACGCTCCCTTCCTTGACGCATACCCACGCCGACTGTACGGTGGCGTTGCTGTCTTTGCCACCGCTGAACATGAAGAACCAGTCCGGGTTATACGGTTCCTCGTTGATAATGCGCGCCGTGTCTTGCAGCGCGGCAAATGGGTCTTGTATGCCTTGCATCACAGCATCCTTATCTGTCGTGATCGTATGCCGGTCAGGTTGTCCCACTCCCAGGCCGGCGCGGGTAGCTTCCAGCACCAGCCGAACTTTCCAGACGATCCCGGTATCGGATTGCCGCTGGCGTCCCGGTACATCGGCGTGGCGTGACTGTGCTTGTAGATCGTGCCGCGATGGTACTGCGGGTCATGGTAGCTTATACCGAGAAGGATATGATACGGCTGCTCCAGGTAGACCGGAGGCCACAGGCGCACCCGATCCGCCTGCACGCGCTGTAGCACCTCGCTGATCGCCCACGTCGGCGTGGTTGGGCGAAACATGCCGCGGCGGTCGTAGAAGCCTGGTACAACGTCAGGCTTGCACCAGTAGTTGTCATGCTGGATGGCCGGCGCCAGCCAAATGCGACATAGATCGACCACCTGCCATTGCGTCGGCAAGCCAGGATAGCCCCACCACCCGCCGCACCGCGTCGCGTGCGGAATGCCGAGCATGACCAGACCAACCGGTATCGTGTGGTAGTCGAGGACGTACACCATCGGGCGTGCGCGTGGGTCTACGCGCTGATGCAGGTAGTGATCGCTTTCGACGGTGCGCTGCGCCCAGTCGAGATCGGCACGGTCGCCTAGCCGGATGGTGAGGGAGTGAGTCATTCGACAAGTCCGTACTTTTTGCGCAGGAAGTCCAGAAAATACTCTGGGTGCGCCGGCACTGGAGATGCGTTCCACGCGGCGATGATCTCCGCACGACGTTCTGCCGGCAACCGCCGCAAAAGCCGGCGTCCCTTCAGCCAGGATTCGGCTTCGTATTTGCGGTGCGCGTCGAATTGGCGCTTTGTCTGGCGCTCTGCCGCCGCTACCGATTCTTCAGGCGTCGGCTGGCTGGCGCGAATCTGATCGGCAAACAATGGTAGTGCCATTGCCTGCCGTTCCAGCCGGCGTCGCGCCGCGGCCAGGCGCCGGCTGGTGACGCTTGCTTTGAAACGAACGTGGCTGCGTGCGAATCTCATGGCGCGATACCGACATTCCACATGTACGTGTCCGGCCCGTCCTCCCCATCGCACGCCGCCTGAACGATTGCCGCGTAATCGCTTCCAGCAAGGATACGCAACAACTGATCGATCACCCACGTCTTGTGGTGATCGCCAGGAATTTGACCATACTGGACTGCAAAGGAAATGGCAGCCTTTATCTTACGCTCCTGGTCTGCCATCTTCGCTTCGTCTTCTTCACGACTGGGCAGCGCGGACTGCATCTTGTGCAGTTCCACCCACGCGTCAAGCTGCGCCTGCAACCGCTTCTCGGCTCTGCTCCCCTGATCCGCTGGTTGTGTTGTCACTTCGCCAATCCTCTGTTTTTTGTCTGCCATAATGCAAAATGCCTGTTGATTTTCTGCAACCAGGCTTTTACTTCAGCGGCATCCACTTCGCTCTTATACGTTACCATTGGCTCGATTCCGTACTGCCTGCACAACTGCGCAACTGGCACAGAGTCCAGTATTTTGCGCAACTCAGTGAGCTTTTCATCACGCCTTTCGACCTGCGCGCGCAAGTCCGCAACTTGCGCCTCTGCATCAAACATCCGTGTAACTATCCGATTGACAACCGCCATCTGTTCCGGCGTAAACGTCACGTCGGGGGAAATGATCATGTTTGTCGCTTCACTCATGGCGCGGCTCTTGTGTTGATGTGCGCACGCCGGTGCGCTGGCATCGCCAGCAAAACGGTCGCGACTCAGGCGTGCAGTCGCACGGTGTCTCGACAATCGTCCAGCCCATCGCCAGCAACACCTTGTCGGCTTGATGGCGGTCGCTTTCCTGCTCGCGCTCGGTCAAGTCGGCGTAGCCTGTTTCGGTCTGACGCGTCCAGCGGCCAACCAGATCGGCGGGGATGGTCACGCTGCCATCTGGATTGTGGCGCGCCATATTGAACAAGTAACGCATCCAGTGCGCCCATATTTCGTGTTGTACGCCGGCAACCGCTTCGCGTGTATCGTCGCTCATACTGTTCCCTCCTCAGTCCTCGTCAGGCGCCCAATCGACATCGACCCACTCGGTGCCGTTCCACTCGAAACCAAGCTCGCTTAGCCAGGCTTCCAACTCGTAGTCCTTGTACTTACGAATATCTTCTTCCGGCACCTCTGTTTCAGCCAACAGGATGTCGATTGCCAAAATGCGTTGATATTCCCCCACGTGTCACCTACTCCTTTCTATATGCCGGATTGTCACGAGGCGGCCAGGATCAAACGGGTCTTCGACCAATGGAGCATCATATTCGCCCACGTTGCGTATGTCGGCGTCAACCAGTACAGCGCCGGCATTTCGTAGTTCGGCCGCTCTTTGTAGTCTGGATCGATCATCGTTAGATAGTCGCTGATTCCAGAATTGCGCCGACAGCGTTTTGAGTTCTTCAACCATGATCTTGAACCACGCTTCCGCGTTCAAGTCGAGGACATCCTGTTTGGTGTAGCGAAGTTCGGTCATAGCGCCGCCACCACACGTTCGACCAGCATCTGCATGATCGGCGGCGTCACTGCATTTCCGTACTGACGCACCTGATCGCGATTGTTCCCGCGTACAATGTAGTCCGTCGGAAACGCCATCGCCGCCTTGATTTCATGCGGGCGCAACATCCTGAATCCGCAATCCTCGACAGATGGTACATCGCCTGGTTGCACCAGATAGTGACGCGGCTGCGTGCTCTGCGTAGGCATCGGTTCATCGATCCCGCTGATTGCGGCTTGGACGCCGGAGGCGCGCGTGTAGTAGCCAAGCAGGAAGGGCGGCACGATCAATGCGTGCCGGTCGGTCGTGGTTACGGTGGGAACCGGTTCGCTTGTCGGCTTGGCGACGCCAGTACTGTAGTAGGGCATAATCAACGCATGGTGATTGCCCGATGCGACCACCGTTGACAATGGAGAGTCAATGCTTTTAGGCGCATTCTCGCCACGCAAATCGACTACAAATGGATGTACGACTAGCGCCGTATCCTGCCTGGTCGTTTGCGTCGGCATCGGTTCGGACGCGCTTCGTGCTCTTTCCGAACCACCATACGACAGTTGCACGACCAATGCGTGATGGTCGTATGTGGTGATCGTGCCAAACGGTGAATCATTCGCTGGACGCGTCCAGCCCGGCGTGTAGTTGGCGACGATCAGGTCTTGCCGCCCGTACTTGTCCAGCCCTCTCTGGATACGCTCTAGCGTCTTGGCCTTGAGTGGCTTGTCACGGTCGCCAATGCGCGGGGCTGGCAATGACCAGTCGATAGCAGATGCAGCGGGGTTGTAGTAGGGCTTGACCTCGCCGGCGCAGGTTGGGCAGCGGTAGACATACTGCGCGCCGTAGCGCCCCCATCGCTGGCCGGGTCGCTTCCACGACTGGACTGATTCGACGGCCTTGCCGCATGTCTCGCAGTGCGCAGTCGGGTGGAAGTCGAGGTCAGGCCGAGCGTTGTCTTTACGCGAGAAGATCACATACATGCGATCCCGGCTCTGCGGCGTCGGCCATGCAAACATGCTATTGAAAAAGACGATCTGGTGCTCGTAGCCAAGCAACTGCATGGCGTGCAGCCAGGCGTCCCACGTCACCCAGTGCCGCGCATCGACTACGTTCTCCACGATGATGGCGTTGTAGCGGTGATACTCCGCAAAGCGCGGCACGTCCCACATGGTTGCCCGACTGCGCTCCTCTGCCGGGTCTGGCACGTTCGCTCCGAACAGATCGGGCTGGCTGAATCGGCGCTTACCTTTCGCCAGGCTGTGATTTGTGCATTCTGGCGACGTAATCAGGATGTCCGTCGAAGGATAGCGACGCGGATCGCACGCCGAGATGTCGGTGCAGTCGTGCATGGCGTTGGGGAAATTGCTGTTGTGCGTCTCAATGGCAAGTTGCCAGTGGTTGAGCGCCAGCCGAAGCTCTACGCCGGCCGCGGTCGCGCCGATACTGGAGCCGCCCGCGCCGCAAAACTGATCAGTTACAGTGAGATAGGATTTCTTGGTCATTGTGCTGCGCTCTTTCCTTTTTCATCTGCTCCACGCACTCGACACAGTACGCCTTGACCGCGCCATCTTCCCGGATCGCCATTTGGACAGCCGCCGCCCCGCACCATGCGCACACGGTCGAGGCCGGCAGCCGCACGCGCCCGATTTGACGCAGATAGCCGTCAGTCGCCATACGCCAGCGTACCTTGCACCGAATCAGCAGAGTCGGCCCGCTGAGCCTGCCGCCGCGCGTCGTCGGCTTGTGCCTCTCGCATGGCGTCTCGAATCCAACCTAAAAACAGGTGGTTGTCGATCTTCGGCATCTTGCTGTTGAACTCCAAGAACACAAACCACCGGCTGTAGAGCGACTTGATCGCGTCTATCACTTCCTTCTCATCGAAGCCGGCCAGACCGTAACCGAACACGCGCATGTAGTACCGCCAGACGGCGATAGGATCATCCGCGTAAGCCGGGTTGCCGCGCGGTGGGTTGGTGCGGATGGCCGATTCGTTGGCGGCGATGTAGTCGTCAAGTTGAGCGGAGTGCTTCATGGCTCCCTCTCGATCCACGCAACTAATGCCAGTATTCCGGCGCGAGTTCGCGCATCGTATGCGGCGCTCGCAAGGATTAGGCGTTGAACCCAGTTCGCCCGATTCCTGGTGCAGTCGCACCAGTCGAGGAGGCGTCGAAACTCGTAGATGGTCATGGCATCTCCTCGGCACTCTCGCGCAGGTTCCGTAATGCCCGCTCGCAGCCCTCTTGGATGCTTCCGTAGCTCGGTGTGCCAGGCACGAAACGGACGCGTCTTTCAAAATCGTGATAGCCGATCCAGTATTCTTTCGTGTCGGCAAAAGCGATACTGATTGTCACCTCGCTAAGGCGTGGCAGTGCATCCAGCAACTCCTGTAAAGCCCGCGCATCTGATTCAGTCATGTGTCATTGCCTCCGCTACTGCTTCCAAATCTTCCGCCACCTGATACCACAGCCTGGCGCGCGCCCGATAGCTGGACACGTCGCCGCGTGGCAGGCCGAGCGCGGTTTCGCTGTCAGCAAAGGCGGCGTGATCGTCAGCCATCCTGCGCCAGTGCGCAGCGGCGTCGAGCACCTGCTGCTCCGTAAACTGCGCCGGCTGCGCTATTGCCGGTCGTGGCTTTACATGTTGTGGTAGCATCAAGCCTCCGCTTTCTTTGTCGCCAGCGGACAGTTCGCCAACGTACACACTCCGTATGCCAAGATCGACCCGCCCGACAGCCACCAGCGCAGCCCCAGTCCGTCTGGCGATTGCAGCAGGCAGCGATTCAACGCAGCGCCTGACGCTTCGACGTTCAGGCCGTTGACGCGTCGGCGCTCTGGTTCCGGCGTGACGCGGCGCTGGCAATTGCGGCGGATTTCCTGCCAGTGACCGCTGATTTGGAAGCGCGCCGGGACTCTCCAAGAGAGCTTGCGCAGCGTCGGCGTTGCCTCGGTCGAATTCCTCAAGCGCAATGAAAGCTACTGTCGGCATTTTTCTGTTCCTCTGAGGATGACGGTTTCACCCTCCGTAATCGTGCGCTCTTGTAGATGCCGCTGCCGCCGCAGCGGTGGCAGGATGAGTGTCTTGAATCCCATGCCATCAGTCACGCGTTACCTCGACAGGCTCGTACATGCCGGTGATTTCCAGGCACTTGCCAAATGCCGTTTCCAGCGCATTTAGCACTTTCGCTGCCCGGTCGGAAGCACGATCGTTGAGGTATGCGCCTTGCGCCTCACCTATCAAATCCTGAATGTCGCCAACCAACACGATAATTTTTCGGGCATTACCTCTCGCCCGTTTTCGTGTCATCCTGCCCCCACGGCTCAGGCGTTCGTTTAGCGTGGCAATCTCTGCGTCACGTTCTTTGACCTGCGCTCGCAGATGCTCAATCTCCGCATTTGCTTCCGCCAAAGTGCGCTGCACGGCTGGCAGGTTCTCGACCTGCACGGTTACGGTTGCGTTCACCTCGTCACCGCCTCGATCTGCGCAACTGCGCGCTGCGCAATCCTGCGCATTTCCTCATTCGTCTCCATATCCCGGATGACCGTCAGTGCCTCGACCGCTATGCACTGCCGGTGCGCACGCACCAGCGCACCAGCAATCTGGTCTTCGACCTGCGCGCTGAGCCTTGCATTCTCTGCGAGCAGCGCGTTGAACTGCGCCCGACTTGCGCTGCGCACTTCTTCCGGCATGTCGTCAATCCAGCGCTGGATGGCGGCTTCGTTTGCCTCTGCGCGCTGTTTTGGCAGACCATGCTGCGCGCTATGCAGATAGTAGTCAATCAGCGCAACGGCTGGCGTTGACTGTAGCCATGTGGCCGTGTTCATCGGTGTCCCTTTCGCTTGCTTGCTTTGGTTGTGCAGACCTTCGCA